AGAGCCTTGGCAATCATGCCCAAGGATATGGCTATACCCAGGACACCCAGGGCGGCCAGAGGAGCCGTCGGTGGAATGAACATAAGCGCGGCCGTGATAAGGGTCAAAGAACCAGCAAGGGTGACCAGACCCTTGGCTATCTCTCCCCAGGACATCTTCGCCATGTCCTTTACCGCACTGGCGAGGATCTTGATCCCTGCCGCCAGCAATATGATTCCCGCACCCTGAAGAAGTCCGCCCTTGTTGACCTTGGCGAACATGGTGAAGAGAACCAGAGCACCCAGAAGGGTACCGACACCGACAAGTCCCTTGGCGAGACCATTCCAGTCCAGACCCGCGAGATCCGTCACCGCACTGACCAGAATCTTGATTCCAGCGGCTAGGACGAGCATTCCGAGACCCGTGGAAATAAGACCAGCCGGATTCTTGATGAATTGCGAGACTGCGACCAGTGAACCCAGAAGAACGGTTACACCCGTCAATCCCTTCGCAAGTCCGTTCCAGTCCAGAGCAGCCATGTTCTCCATTGCGTGCGTCAGAATAACGACCGCAGTGCTCAGAAGAATCAAACCTGCCGCAACCAAGGGCATCTTGGCCAGACCCTGGAAACCCGACATCTTCTCGAAAGCCAAGAGAGTGAGAATCAGGGTACTGAACAGTTGGGCGATGGCTACGGATGCCCGCATGAGCCCTTGTTGATCGATCTTCGACAATATGTTCATCGAGACTGCCAGAATCCCGATGGCGATAGCGATCTGAAGAAGAGTCGTGGCTCGAAGGGTGTTCTGCATGGCACCGAGAGTGTTTGTGAATCCCTCGATGGCGTCGGAAATGCCGTCAAGAAGACCGGCAGGACCACCACCGGCAAAGTTCTTGATCAACAGAACCAGACCGGCGAACAGACCGGTGTTGAAGGCTGCCAGAACCTTCTCGAAGTCCATGCCCTCAAACATCGTTGCGGCTTCGATACCGATGCTGCTGAGAACCTTGGCGATCCTGCCACCAAGGTCGTTGAAGAAGGAGCCGACGTTCTCCATGACCGTGAGAACCTTGCCCCATACGGTCGCGACGACTTCCCCAAGCCTTCCGAGAGGCTCGAGCTTGGAGGATATGCCCTCGACCTTCTTCTCGACATTGCTGGAACCGCTGCCCTCGAAGAGCTTCGCCAGAAATGCGCCAAGAAGTTGAACGAGCCTGATCGGTACCGAGAGAACGGCTGAAAGACCCGAGAAGAAGTTCTTGAGTCCTTCTCCCTCTTGGATTCCCTTTCGCAGAGCGACCAGGAAATCGCCGAAACCAGCAGTAAAGTTGAGCAGTCCGCCAGAGCCCTCGCTAATGACTCCGAACAGATCAAAGATTACGCCAACAACTCCTCCGATGATGTCGAATGCGATTCCAAATATCGCAAAGACACCAGCGAAGGTCCTTCTCAGTTTGCCAGCTGTCTCATCTCCGATTTTGAGGTTCTTCGTGAACTCCGCGAAGTTCTTGGTCATGTCCGCGAGCTGTTTGCCCGTGGTGGCCGGGAATATGTCCCGGAAAGCATCCTTGATCGGTGCCGCTACCGAACCAAGAGCCTTGAAGACGTTCGTAATGCCTTCGATAAGGGCCTTACGGCCTCCAAGCTTATCCCAGTCCTTGAGCATCTTGTTACGGGCGTCGGAAGAACGCTGAAGAATTCCGCCGATGCTGTTGCTGATACCCGTGAACAAGCCCTTGGCTTCGGCAAAGTCACCGAATATGAGCGCCCAGGTTTGTGCCCATCCGGAACCGAGCTGTTCCTTGAACGTGCCGAAGAGCTGGGTTGCGGTCTTGACCTCTGTCGCCGCACTCTTCGCCATCTTGGCCTGATCCTGAATGGCCTTGATCTGTGCCTTGCTGAATCCCTGCGCAGCGAGTTCAGCATCAGACAGGTCACCCGTAAACTGCGAAAGGGTCCGGGTAAGAACGTCCGATGTGAGCCACGATTCCTGTCCAGGCTTAGCCGTGATGGATTCACGGAAAGACTTTCCTTCGATCGTGACATTCTTCATGTCACCCTTGAGCTTTACCGCACCCTTGCTGAGGGTTCCCATCTTCTCAGCATTGAGAGCCAGAGCCCTCTGGAATACGGTACCACCCATACCGGCGTTGACGACCGAGTTCCAGTCCTCAAGCGTAACCCGTCCTGCGGATATGGCCTGAGAAAGCTGATACATGGCTCCGGAGGCCTGTTCCGAATTCGATCCGGAAAGAGCCGCCAGGTTGGCGATACCCTTGATTGCTGCAGTAGCAGGCTTGAGGGCAACACCGGCAGCCGTGAAGGTACCGATGTTCTTCGCCATCTCGGAGAAGTTGTAGATCGTCTGGTCGGAGTAGTGGTTGAGCTCATCGAGCGCTTTGGTGACATCCTGAAGATTCGTACCGGCGGCCTGTGTATTAGCCAGGATGGTCTGAATCGAATTCAGGTTGGTCTCGTACTCACGGAAACCATCCGTAATGGGGGAGAAGGTGAAAGACTTCACCAACTGACCACCGGCAGATATGGCTTGGTGAGCGATGGTTGCGAGAGCAGTCGTAGCCACGACCGACATCGCTCTGAAGCGGTCGGATATGGCCTGGACGTTTTGTTCGATGTTCTTGAACGAGACCTTCTTGCCCTCGTTGTCGATGCTGTTCAGGTTCTTGGCGACGTTCGCAGACATCGCTTGAACCTTGGTAGCTACCGACTGAACACCGTGCCCGACCTTTTCGAGACCTTGAACGGCACTGGTAGACAGAGTACGAATATGACCCGCAACTGCCTGAACACCGGATTCGATGTTCTTGAAAGACAGTCTTTTGGCTGCGGCTTCGACATCGGAAAGGCCCTTTGTGGCACCCTTCATCTCGAGTTCTTTGGTGAACCTGCCGAGCGAGTCGCGGGTCCTGGCAATACCCCGCTCGAAAGCCGCGTTGTCGAAACGCATTTGTACAACGCGCTCATCGATACTGCTCATGCCGAGGTCACCGCCTTCCAGACATCATCCGCGATCTTGTCGAATATAGGCTTCATGGCAGGGTTGATGTAGTCTCTGCCCTGCACATAGCCTCCCGTACCTGTTCCGTAACCGAGCTGCAGCATGATAGCCACAGGAAATCCGTTCTCGACGTCGTTGTTCGTCCACTTGATCGTGACGGCTTTCCCACTACGTTCGATCTCGTAATCCCAGGAATCCGAAGCAAGTCCTGAATCCAGAGGGGTGGCATCGGCAAGAGCTCTTACTCCTGCTTCGGCACCGGCAACGATCGACCGGTAAATATCACCTCTCGAAACCCTGTTCAAGAAAGCTTCGGTGTTCTTGAAGGAGCCGGACGACGTGATGCGTATCATACGACCCCTTCGGGACGAGTTTGGTCAGTAGTCCCAGGTCGTTGCTACAAACTGGGCGTGGTCGATCAGTGCTTGTTCGTGGTGGTCGTGCCAGACTTCAGCGCAGTATCTCTGGTTCGCGAATCCATGGAACTGCCACGTCGCCATGTCCCAGTCTCGACCCGGAGTATCGATCTCGTTGTCGGTTCCGGTGTCATCGTCCGTGAGATCACGCATGAACCTGGACATGAATTGACGAGGACGGACGTCATCCGGAGGAATCTCCGAAAGGTCTGCCCAGGTGATCTCACGACTCCAAATGAAGTCTGTATTCCTCTTCGGAACGACGAAGGAAAGATCGCGAACCATACCTACGTCATCGCGAAGAACCTTGTCGAAAACCAGTCGGGTCCAGGTCTTCGGTTGTATGATCCGTGGTGTGGCCAGATATAGCTTGACCTGTGTACCCAAAACCGCCTCCTAAGCAGCAGCTTCGTAGGTTCCGAATATGGAGAGACGGTCACCGTTGGCCCAGGTCAGAGGGCTGACGGAGTCCACGATTCCACCGGCCAGAGAAGAGTTGTCAGCGCTTCCCGAACCCGTGTAGAGGATGATCTGAGTGGTCGAGTTCAGATGAGCCAGACCAGCCGTCGCCTTTGTCAGGCTTCCCACCCAATATGAAGCGTATCCGACAGGGACACCCGAAGCCGCAGCAGTTACCGGCATCGAGAACAGCCAGTTGTCAGAGCTTGTGGGGGATGTTCCGAAGTTGGTCGTGTTACCGAATACGATGTTCATCCGGTAATGAATGGTGCGACCGAAACGGACGTACTTACAGTCGACGGTGGCGTTACCGAACGATGGAGTTGCCGACCCGCTGGAAGTGGTCCAAGTCGGAGTCCACGAAGTCCAGGCACCGACATTCATGTTGGAAGCACCGGTAAAAGCACCGGTGAAGCCAGCCGTACCACCAACGGTAAGGTTGGTGACAATATCCACCGAATGGTCGGTTCGCCAGAGCCCCGAGCTAGCTCGGTACCAGTTCACATCACGAGCACCGGAACCAGGACCGACTTCGCGCTTACCGTCAGCGTATTCACGAACTCGGTCGAAAGTATCACCACTTATCCCGCCACCGAGAATCACATCGGTGGTTGCCGATCGATTGGAGGTTATCGCACCGGTCATGGTGCCGCCGGTCTTCGGCAGGAGAGTTGCCGAAAGATCCGATGAGACCTGCGCCAGAGTACGGTTCACCCAGACGCCGGACTTCCTCTGAATGAAGTCGTCGTTCGCCGGAGAGATATTGGAGATAGCGGTGAGATCGTCGTCGATCGGCTGCTTGGTAGAAGCCAGGGACAGAAGTCCTGCCGGAGTGACCGCCCTTGTGGAATCTGTTCCGGCGATCGTTTCTGCCGAGGTGGCCAGCTCGACCACACCCGCAGTGGTGTCCGTCGCGGCACCTACGGCACTCGCTATGGAACCGGCATCGATCGTACTCTCGTCGTACCGGGTGAGAATAAGATGCCCACCCGTGATTTCAGCCTCAACGATCGTCTGATCACGGATCGCGATCATCGCAGCGGCGGTCAATCCCGTGACGGTAGCCATTTAACCGCCTTTCTGCTAGGAGCTGATTGTGTACGAGTCTTCGTCGATGAATATAGCCGTCGGCCAGGTGATCTGGAACGTCTCTTCGTCCAGCATCTGAATGGCGCTCTCCGGACCGATGACCGTGAACGTTCCGTCTTCGTTGTCGATGACTTCGAACGTGGCATTGTCATCGAATATCTCTACGAGTTCGTCGAAGTCGGGCAAGCGGGCTTCGAATTCGTTGGTTCCGTAGAGAATATCCTCGAGAACCGCTATGGTTTCAGCGTTGGTCGTACGGCTGTCGATAACGATGTGAGGAGTGCGGTGATAGCCGGTTGTGACCGGTGGACGAGCGGTTACCGACCAGCTGAAATCCTCCGGATCAGTGTTGTCACTGAGTGTCCGGTAATCAGCTCCCGATGGGGCAGCCAGAGCGTTGTAGATCAGATGGATCTTGTACCCGTGTTCGGCAGAAATATCGTTGCCGATCATGGTCCGGTACGAGAAGCCGAACGTCTTCCTTCTCTGCCGGGTAGCGAACAGACCCGGACGCACCTTTACCGATCCGTCACAGACCCCGAACTCGCTGGGATACGTGTAGGCGGTTATGGTCGCCCGGAAATCTTCCGGAGAAGGAAGATTCAGGTACTTGACGCCATCGATGTAGTACGGCTTGGGATCTCCTCCGTCAGAACTGACGTTGACTGAGGTGAGACCGTTCCAAGGAACACCAGGAAGCGATCCGACGTACAGAACACCCCGGTCGACACCGGTTTCGTAGTAACGCTCGCCTGTAGCGCCCCATACGATCCTCGCCATTCAGCTTCCTCCCCTCAGCCTGTCGTTTTCATTTCTCTCTTACGCTGTTCGTTGAGCTCTTCCCGCATCCGCATCGCTTCTGCTGGACTCATCTTCTTGGGCGGAGCCTTCTTGTGACTGCACACCTTTATCAGAGTCAGCAGACGGTTCAGATGCCAGTGCTCGAACTCGACGGGGATCCCGAACTCGATCATCCAGTAGTAAATGAGTTCGGCGGTGATCTTTTCTCGGCTCTTTCCGGAAGTCTTCGGCTCATTGAACCATGTCGCAGTCATCGAATCTTCGATGTAATCGTTGATGTCCTGGATGTTCTGCTTCGACATCCGGAGGAAAAGCTCCGGGGGGACTTTCTTGTTGAGGATCATCGCTCTGACATACCAAAGCAATTCCTCATCGGACTTCTCAGTGTCACTCAAGAACGGTTTCTTGAAATGTGACTCCCATTTTGACAAGGTGACCAGAGAGTGCTCCAGTTTCAGCTCGAACCCGTCAAGAACCACGAATTCCTGCGTTTCGTGATTGAATCCTTCACGCAGAGGAACTGTTACGACAAGCACTCTCTGGTCTCCTTTCTGTCATGCGATGGATTACGAGAAGTCGAAGAACCACTCGTCCTGCACGACCGGCGGGAAGCGGTAGCCCGTGGTCGGGTAGGCCTTGACGATCGTGTCCGAGGTGATGGGCACGGTACCGGCCGGGACGGTGACGCCGTCGATCTTGTACACGACTCCCGTGACGGAAGGGATCGTGATGAGATCCGTCGTCGAGTTGTACGTCGGAGCCGTCGGCGTGACCTCCGAGATCGACGCCGCGAAGATCGCGAGCACGTCACCCGGAAGCGGAAGCGACGGGTCGGTACCCACAGTGCCGTAGAGGAAGTCCTCGAGGTCGGCGAGAGCGTCGGGGTCGACCTTGGTGGAGTCGATCGTCAGCAGGGCCGTCGGCTTGTAGGGCTTGCCAGTGGCCGGGTCGGTACCGGGAACGTCCACCGGGATCGTGGTCACCTCCCAGCTGAAGGTGATCCCCTCCGGCGAGTCGTTGACGGTGGCGAAGGCCTTCTCGGAGGGTGCCGCCGTCGCACCGTAGACGAGGTGCAGCTTGTAGCCGAAGTCCGTTCCCTGGAGGTCGTTACCGACGAGGGTGCGGTAGGAGAGACCGAAGGCACGGCGGCTCTGCTGACCCACGGACACACCGGCGGAAGGAGTGGCGGAGCCGTCGCACTGCTTCCACTCTTCGGGGTAGGTGTAGGCCTCGATCGTGCCGCCGAACTCCTCCGCAGAGACGAGGACGGCATAGACCCGGTTGTCCGCGTAGGTCTTGTTGGCCTCGGCACCCGACGGCGACTCGGTGACGGTTGTGAGACCGTTCCACGGGAAGCCCTCGGGGTAGTTCCCCTCGTTGTCGACGGGGTAGAGGACGCCGCGGTCGACACCGGTCTCGTAGACCCGCTCTCCGGCCTGGTCCCAGGCGATCCTGGTCATGTGTTACTTCCTTTCAGAAGTAAAGTGTGAAGACGAAGTGATTGAGGTTGTCCTTCTTGAACGTTCGTTCCATAGAGGACAACGGCAACTGAGCAATATCGTCGGGGATCAGCGAGTCCGGATTCCGGTCGATCGCTGTCACCTGATATCGCTTGGAGCGCCTGTAGGGAGAGTTGTCCGCGAAGTCGGTTTTCGTGTCGTCCCAGGCGTAGATAATGCAGGGGTAATGCAATTCATTGTTTGGGGGTGCTTGGAAATATACGTTCGGATTCCCAAGCAACCCCAAAAGGAGTGTATGCAACTCAAGGCGTGTGCCCATTGTAGACACCCCCAAGCCTGAGAATAAGGCGGGGATGCTGTAGTT